TACTGATATTCTGATCCGTACATATTAATATCCTGAAAGAAGTCCCAAGGAAGTCTAATACTTACCCTAGTACACATGATAATTTTATCTCCTACTTTTAAAGTATTTCCATAAACATCACGTTTATTTGGATCATGATTATTCTTATAAGATGGTGCAGGTTTTATCAATCTACAATATTCTGGATCATATGATCTATCCCATGCTTGAAAACCAACTGCATTCCTTCCTGTATTTTTATTACCAAAGTGAGATGCTACTCTACCCATAGTAGATACAGAATACCATGGATGTACTTTTCCATCAACTACAATTGATTTCCAAATTTCTCCAGGTAAAGAAATAGATTCCAAAGATTGTTTCGTAGATCCTTTCTTTTGTCTATAATTTTCCCTCATTTTTTTGAGGTTTTCTTCTCTGTTTATCAGATGACGTTGTTTAGAGTACTCTATCCTTTTTTCTTTATTTTTTTGATAATACTCTTTACTATTACGTTTTCGATCTTCTTCGTTTTTATAAGGCATTATTTGAATTCACACTCCACCATAATTTCTGTAAGACATGCAAGCATATTTATCTCTTGATCCGCCACAAATGCCATTTGATACTGATACTTAGCAAGCACAAGCACAGCAGCAGGAATAGAACTATTGGTAAGGGATTCAGAAAGAGCATCGTAGATACGACGCAAAAGAATAGAAGTATCATTGTCCAGGTTATTAACAACCCATTTACGTACTTCAGGAAAGTTTTTTTCCTTAAGGTTTTTAACCAAGTCATTTACTTTTACATCACTAAAGGTTGCAAGAATACCAGTATCAATTTTACCACTAGAAGAGTAACGTTGACATTCGTTTAGAACTCTTCTCCAGTCGGGGAAGTGCTTATTAATTAATTCGACAAGAACTTTTGGATCTGCTTCCACACCCTCTGTCTCAAGTATAGACCGGAGACGGTTGAAGAATGTTGCGGCAAGTTTTGGTTTGCTTTTGGAATTGGTGGAAAAGTCAATACAGGCGCATCGGGAGTGGAGGGGTTCAATGATTTTGTTTTTGAAGTTGCAGGTGAAGATGAATCTGCAGTTGCCAGAAAACTCCTCTGTAAACGCCCTAAGTAGGAGTTGTACGTCGTTTGTTGTGTTATCCGCCTCATCGATGATGATGACTTTGTGTCGAGCAGTTGACGAAAGTGATACGGTCGAAGCGAAATTCTTTGCAGTATTTCTGACCGTATCAAGGAAGCGTCCTTCATCGGATCCGTTAATGACATAAACATCTACTCCAAGTTCTTTACATAGGGCTTTTGCGACAGTGGTTTTACCACATCCAGCAGGTCCCGCAAGAAGAAGATTTGGAACCTCACCTTTATCTAGGAAATCTTGAAAAGTCTTTTTGATATTCTCTGGGAGAATACATTCTTCAATAGTCTGTGGACGATATTTTTCCACCCACAAAAATTCATTATTCATCACATTTAATTAAAGAAAAAGAACCATCTTTGTTATCAATCCATTCTAGCACATCCCCCTCTTTCCATCCAGTTGCTTCTAGGATTTCTGGAGTGAAAGTCAACATACCTTCATCATCAACTTTTAAAATGTGATTCTTTGTTTTCTTTTCTGACAAAGGTGTCCACTCAAATCCACCTTCATCACAAATTTCTTGCAACTCTTTGTCTAATTCCATATTATACCCAATCAGGTTTACGGTGAGGTAAGCGAAGATAGTTTTCTGTTACCCAAGGTTTAGATGAAATATACATCTTGTACTTTGTGTATATATCTATTGTAGTATCATACTTAAACTCATCTGGTCCAGCAAACACAAAATCTTTAGGACCCTTTCCACTACGTCCTGTAGGATCTCCAGTAGGAAGAATTTCTTTTGCAGCATTCAAGGTCGTGAAGCAGGTATGGACCTTACCATAACGAGCAGCATACTCCGAACAAAGAGCAAATCCATGAGCAAGTAACCACTGCCAGTTCATCACGTAGTCATTTGCCCATATGGTACAGGGGTGATTACGGAAAGCACCCTTCTCAGTAGCATAGGGAGTGCCATCTGCTTTGGGAAGGGTGCCAAATCCATGCCCCCATTTGTCAGAGCATACAATAGCAAGCATCTGACAAGTCTCTAAAGGCATCTTTACGATGTGCTTATCGGGCAAAACCCTTGCAGACTTCCAAGGATCAGGGTCAGTAACGAAGATGTTCATAACAATTTTGATAATGAGATTATCAATAGAAATGATAGCATTATAACTACATCCCAAGACTTTGTGCGAATAAAGTAAGGAATGGAAATAAGGTCAGCGACAAAGTGAGTTGCTACACCGACTATGACGTTGACATGAAGGACAATAAAATAGGCAATGATCACAAGAGCACTGCCTAATATCCTCATAACTATATCAACTGAAAGTCGAGTCTGGTTCCAGTGCGATGTAATATGTGAGATCATGATTCTTACTAGTGAAACGCGACAGAAGTTTAGATGATACAACCACTTCATAGGTGCCAGGAAGAACCTTGATGTTCTCTACCTTGAAGTTGAAACAAAATTCAGTATCAGCGTCACCAACAACGATAGCAAAATCGTTAGAAGTATCGTTTTTCTTATCACGAACAACCAGTTTGACCACACCTGCTTCACCAACAGCACAAATATCAGGCAATTGATAGACTGCTGCTGCTTTAAGCAGTTTGTCTAGTTGGTCAGTGCTCAGTTCAAAGCATACATCCTCACTAGGAAGTTTGATCTCTTTGTCAGGAGGAGTCACAATGACATTCGGGTCGGCAAAGAAGTACTTAGAACGCATCTTGCCTTCGTGAATCATCACATAACCTTCATTACTGAAATCAAGTTCAGGTTGCTGATGAAGACTCATACCATTGAGGAACTGGTTAAGGTCATAGATACCAAAGTCCTTAATAAACTCTTCAGACACAGTTGCCTCTGCCAGGATGTTCTTCATCACACTGATAGTGCGAAGTTTGTTGCCCTCTTTGAAAAGAATAGACTGATTGATGGAAGAGAAGTTCTTCAGGACGGAAATAGTTTTATCAGAAAGTTTCATAAGGGGTCGAAGTTTCATTACAGAGGCCAGCGAAATGATAGAGAAGGATACAATAATGAATTGCCTTCAAAATGTCTTGCTTTGATTTTCCACCTTTCTTACCAAATCGCGAAAGGTACTTGATAGCATTGGAGCGACAGAAAGGTTCTGCGTCACCAATACCTTCAATCAGATCAAGTGTTTGAGTTTGTGATTCAGGAGAAGCATAGTGAGCATTATATGTCCCACCAAGATAATCTCGAATCTCTTTGAGGATAACATCCTCATGATACTTCCAGAAACCATTGTCATTATTAGGAGGTTCTGGAAGATCTGGAGTATTAAATGTAATCGTGTCTTCGTTCACAGGAGTAGTTGCAATATTGTAAGTATAGGATTTCTCCCAAAAGTCATCGTAGTCATCTGAGTTTGCAGAAGTAATCATCAGTTCATCATAAAGTAAACTCCAAGCATTAGTCATTATATCACCCAGCAGTGTAGGTGTCAATGTTATCTTCAGAAGGCATCTGGAAATCTGCATCAACTTTGTCATACAGTTCCAAGAATGCCTGCTTGGTCTCATCGTCAAAGCGATTCACACAAACTTGAATTGCCTTTGCCTTATCACCAAAGATGCTGTAAGCATGGATAATATGAACCAAGCGGCGGGTAGAGATAATCTCTTCGATACCACCATCATAGAAAGTCTTGCGAATGATGTCACCCCAGTCGCAAAGACGCTTACAGAATTCACGATCCTCAACACCTAGGTCCAAAGCAATACCCTCAAGAATTTTCTGCTCAATAGCAGGTGAAGGATAAGACTGTTCGAAAGTTACAGGGAAGCGTTCCAGGAATGCCTCATTGAGAACGTTAGTTCCAATAAAGCGACCGTCATCGCTGCCTTTGCCCTTAGTATTTGCAGTAGCAAAGACATTGAAACCTTCAGTAGGTTGAATGTATTTACCAATCTTCTTCAAGAAGACTCCTTTTCCCTCAAGAATGGACTGCAAACAAAGAATTTTGTTTGAGGCCAGATCGATTTCGTCAAGCAAAAGGATTGCCCCTCGTTCAAGTGCTTCAATGACAGGTCCATTATGCCATACAGTGCCACCATTGATAAGACGGAACCCGCCAATAAGGTCATCTTCATCGGTTTCAATAGTTAGGTTGACGCGGATGAGTTCTCTTCCAAGTTGAGCACACGCTTGCTCAACCGAGAACGTTTTACCGTTACCCGAAAGACCCGTAATGAACGTCGGATAAAATAGACGGGACTTAATAATTTTTTTAATATCAGTAAAGTTACCAAACTGGACGAAGGTATCATCTTTCTGAGGAATAAGGTTTTGTTCTATGGCAGGAATTGCTGCTGGTGCTTCATAGGTACGCTCAATCTCTTCAACCTTTTGAGGAGTCACCTCAAGATTCCACTTACCACGACCAACTTTGAATTGATCAAGTCTCTTTGAGACAGTCTGATAGGTGGTTCCGTTCATAGCACACCATGCTTTCAGTTCTGCGCTAGTGACCGTAGACCCATAGAGGTTGCGGAGCGAAGAAGAAATATATTCAGTGGAGATGGCCATTGGTTTGTTTGAACTGAAGTTATTATAGGGCAGAGTGAGGCAGAGTCAGGGGTGGAGTGGTCACTCTCCGAACCGGTCCCTGCTGTATTTGTATTTCATGGCCATGAGGAACCAAGAATCAGTCAGAGACTTAGGACCATTCATTAGAACTTCCAATTGCCTCTCTTTGAGTTTAGGGTCTTGTAGAGCCCTTTTCTTCCATTCTGGTACTTCAGTCATACTACTAGTGAAACAAATTCGCCAAGGATACGCTTATTCAGTTTTTTGGTCTTGAGAGATTTTACAAAAGCAGATTTGATTTTTGCTTTGGTAGCACCTTCATCAACATCAAACTCAGTTTCCTGGTTCAGTGCTGTAGCAGACATACCAAAGTAAGCGTCATATCCAGAGTTCTTGATAACAAAACTCTTCTCTTTACGCCAAGTGTTATTTATTTTGACTGCTTCGTCAGACCAAGTATCTCCACTATACATTTTGATGAAAGAACTAGCATCTCTAGGATTGAGAACACGAATACCAATCAAATTCATATCAGTGAAGTTATCTTTGAGGTTCTTCAGAAGAAGGTCAGTAAATTCATTGAACCGATACTTGACTTGATAGGTATTACCAGTCTTACGATCACGAACAAAGGTGCGATCAGCAACCAATCGCCTAGAACCAATACGTTCCTCACCTTTGTAATCAGTAACAGTGGCATGGCGATTGAGAAAACCTGCCTCACCATCAGTCAAAACTACACACTGAACTTTCTGTAGTTTGTTTTCACTCTGAAACTTAGGCAGAATCTGATGAAGAGTAATAATTGCCTCATTCAAAGGTGTTCCTGAAAGAGAAACACGACGACCAGGTTCATAAGAATAACAACCACGGCATCCAAAGTAGTAAGCAATACGATAAATGTTCTTCATCTGATGCTCAAGAGTCTTACCATTTACTTTGCTAGTAAGAATGTTCATCATACAGAAGTTTTCATCAACAACAAGTTGTCCTTCTTTTGCTTCATAATGAGAAGGCAAAGGTGCCCAAGCACCACTAGGAAGCGTTTCATGTACAATCCATTCATTAGTGAAAGCATATACCTCAAAGGGAATATTAACTTTCTTACAGAACCAAATCAGGTTGAAGAGTTGCTTGCAAGTGTCCTCAATGACATTTGCCATAGAACCAGACCAGTCAAGAACAAATACTAGACCATGGTTCTTACCATCAGCAAGAGTAGTAACCTTTCGAAAGAGATCATCATTATACTTATAAGTATGTAGTTTAGTGCAGTCTAGAACACCAGTGCGCGATACAGAAGCACGGGCATAAGAATCTGCTGCTTTCTTACATTCAAACTCCTTCACCAAATAATTGACTTCTTTCTGTGCAGATCGTTTGAACTGAGTGAACAAAGAATCAGGAGTTTGGAAAGGATAATCTCCTTCACGAATACTCCAGTTAGCATCAATATAATCGTGAACTTCTTGGTTCTTAGCAACAACAGTATCAAGATTTACCTTTGGCAATTCAACATAGATGTTCTCACCACCATGATTAGAAATCAATTCACGCAGACTCTCATCAAGACTATCAACAGTCTTTACTTCAGGTTCAGCAGAAGCACCTGCATTGTCAGATTTTTCACCATCACCTAACTGTTCAGATGATTCAGATTCACCCTGCTTAGATTCTGTTTCTTGACTATCATCAACTTCTCCATCTTCTTTCTTTTCTTCACTCTCATTGCTACCACCAGATTGACCTTCAGAAGAAGGAGCAGGCATCTGAACATCTTGCTTCTGTTCTTCTTCTTTTGATTTCTTGTCATAAGCATACATCATCTCTGCTACAAGACAAGCATCAGCAAAGGTTTCTGCATCAGCAATCATCTTGACGATATTACTTTCATCAAAGTTAAAGAAAGGAATATCAACGTAGTTACCAATCTTGAAGTAAAGATTCGCACGGTCGGCAAGGGTCATCTTACTAATGTCTTCACCCTCAAGGCAGAAGAAATCTTGATCAGAAAGTTCAGAATAACCCTTGAAGAAAGTCTTACTCAGACCAGGATATTTACGTTTCATCAGTTTCTCAATACGCGCATCTTCAACGATGTTCACGAAAGAGTGGGGAATACCTTTAGGTGAATCTTGGTCGGGAGTGAACAGTGCGTGTCCAACTTCGTGACCGACCAATAGGTCATAAACCATGTTACTTGCTCGCTCCCAGCGAGGCAGGGTAAGAACACGGGTATTGACATTGAATTGTGCTGTCTCAACAAAGCGGTGCTCAACCACCAGATCCTCAGTAGCAAGGAGTTTGGCAAGCTGTGACTTGACTTCGTGCTTCATGGGTTTGTCTCGTATGGACCTATACTACTAAACCCCAGCTCACGCCGGGGTCCCTCAGTGACAGTTTTTTAAGTGGTCTAAGTTAATATGCTCCTGCAAATTCGTTTACAAGTCGATTGTTTTTCATCGCATTCAATTAGGCAGTTGTAATAGTCGTTTAGTGAATCAGATTCCTCTATTGCTTTACTTACTGTAGCATTCAAGTTATCGATACTTTGTTTCCAACCCGCTAACTGATTATATGAAATGAGATTGTGCATGATGTCCTCCATTACACTTTTCGGGGACTTAATAAAAATATAACAAATATTTTAGTTACATTTAGTCTCTCCTTAAAGTTCTACACTATATAGTTAGCGTATGCTAACTTTATGTAGTTCTTGTTACATTTAACATTTTCTTGAGGTATCTCAATGCTTCTTTACGTTGACGAAGTGCCTGTGGTTTCAGTTTGCGTTTCTGTTCCTTTTTGCTGTGATGCTGCCAGTTTTTGAGTTGCATGGTTCTGTCCTTTTATTGGACCTTATGCGAAAAACCTTTTATTTTCTCAAATCGTATGACACTTTCAAACTTGTCCTCAAGACCCGTTTTATGAGAGATCACAAAGATATTTGCATCTTTGATAACATACTGAATAATCTTTAAAAATTCATCTGTTCCAAATCCATCCAAAGAACTATCAAATACCTCATCCATAATAAGCAGATTGGTATTAACAGAGTTCTTCATCTTTGCTACTTCGCGCCAGGTGAAGAGAAGTGCTAAATCGATTCTCATCTTCTCTCCTTCACTGAAGGAAGCATAAGAAAAATCTTCATGAATAGGGGACTGGACAGTTTCATTGAATTCTTCATCAAGTGTGAAGTTGATGTAGAAGTCCATCATCTGAAGATAACGGTTGACTTGCTGATTTATCAGCGGTAGATACTTCTTAATGATTTTAGTCTTAACTCCACCATCTTTTAATAATCCATACGTAAAATCATAATACTGAATTGTATCCTTGTTCTTAGCAAGTTCTTCGTATGTTTCTTTTAAGTTGTTTTTGAAGAATGTTAACTTTTCATTTTCAACATTTCTATTTGCAAGTTGGTCGGCAATTCTTTGAATTTCCGATTCCAAATCTCTGATTTGTCTTTGACAACCAGCGATCTTAGTATTGTTTTTAGAAATACCATTATTGAGGGTTAAAATCTCCTTCGATAGAATAGTGAATTGACGCTCTCGCTCTTCTTCTTTTTTGATTGCCTCCTCCAGTTCTTTATAACCAGATTGCAACTCCTTTGCTTTACTTTGAGCGTCCTCAATCTTATTTATTCTAAAGGTCTCTTCAATCGACTGTGTACAAGTAGGGCAGACCGTATTTTGTGTAAAAAATTTGTGTTCTTTAGTAATCGTAGATACTTTGTTAGAAATTTTGCCCTTTAAGTTTCCAAGTGTGCGAAGTTTTTCAGTGGCACCAGTTACATCTTCAATTTCTTTATTGAGTTTAAAGATGTCTTCCTCAATGAAAGAGTTACTGTTCATAAGATCGTTTTCTTCCACAAGAATCTGACCAATCTTATCCTCCTTTTCTTTGATATTTTCTTTACTACGATTCTCAAGTTCTTCGATAAAGTTTTCTTGCATCGAAACCTTTTCAATCAAAGACTCTTTCTTCAACTCATAGACTTTGATATCTTCTCGCAGGGCACGAATCTTATCTTTGATGACACTATTCATTGTAGAGAAGATACGAATATCCAAAAGGTCTTCAATTACTTCTCTACGATTGTTCGTAGTCAGTTGCATAAAAGGGACAAACGTGCTACTACCCAAAATTACAATTTGAGTAAAAGACTTATAATTCATTTTGATTACATTCTGCTCAAACCACTTCTGTTGATCATTGGTAGATGCATGTTGATCTAGTGTATTACCATCTCTAGAAATAGTAAAAGTGTTTGGTTTGATACCCCGAACGACAACCCAAAAAGTATTACCAATAGTAAACTGAACCTCAACCACACAATCTTTTTCATTGGTAGAGTTAACTAACTGAGGTTTATTAATCTTACGAAATGGTTTCCCAAACAAAGAAAAAGTAAGAGCATCCAGAATGGTACTCTTACCTGCTCCATTAGAACCAATAATTAAATTGGTATTATTTTCCGTAAAATCAACAACAGTATCCTGATTACCAGTACTTAGAAAATTTCTCCAACGAATACTTTTAAATAAAATCATGCTCAGTGTCAGGGGGAATCACAATATCATTAGGGGTTATGATTGTGTAAGTATAATCATGTGTTACACAAGCTTCTATCATTGCTTTGTCATCAACTTCAATGACATGCATTTCTGGACTACCAGACTCTTCCAGCATCATAGCATATCGAGAGGCATCATCCTCTTCTTCAAAGATATAGAGAACTTCTTCTCCATCTTCATTTGCAACTGAATACGCACCGTCAGTTTCTTTTCCTAAAATCGTTAAAATAAACATTACACCATCTCACATGCCTCTTGATAAGTTTCTCTCATAATACTCCGAATCTTAGATTTATCAAGCGTTATTTCTGCCTCCTGAATATATCTATCTAAGATAGAAAGAGTGTCTTCAGATTCCATTGCAGAAAATTCTTCATCGCCATACCATCCACCAAAATCATAGTTCTCTACAATCTTAAGTTCAGCAACACCAGTAGCATAAAGTTTGTCAATGACTTTTTCAAACTCTTTGACTCTTGGTTTGTTTCTAACAATAACCTTCACGATTTTATTTTCATATGAAGTCGTATCTACCATCTGATGAGATTCATCATCATAGTATAGATTATAAAACATCCGATATGGATTGTTGATTGGCGACAATTCTTTCGTATCTGTATCAAAGATATGAAAACCTCTAGGATCGTTTACGTCATTCCAAAACATCTCATATGGATTACCTAGATAGTAGATTTTTCCATTATCAGACCTTGTGTGATAGTGACCACTGAATACAGTAGAAAACTTAGAGAATACATCTTTATCCATACCATGGTCCATCACAACATTCTTATGTGCTCTAAATCCACTGAGTTCAAGATGACCCATAGCACAAGTATGCTTGGTCTTTTTAATTAGTTTTAAGGTCTGCTCTTCATTCTCCTTGTTAATCCAAGGAACAAATACTACTCCCAATTTATCAAGTTTAACTTCCGTTGCTTCTGAATATACAATTACATTTTTATACTCCCGAAGAAGTAAATCAACTGCATTAACATTATTTGTATTCTTATAATATGCAGTATG